GTACTGTGCAAGGTAATGCTGTTGAATTTTTCCAGTTTTCTACTCCTACATTTAGTGGAGCAATTACCGCCCAAAGCACATTAACGGTAGCTGGAGATGGCTTTTTTACTGGCACAGGCGAAGTACAGCTTCCAGCAGGTACAACCGCCCAAAGAACCGCAAGCCCATCTACAGGCATGGTGCGCTATAACACCACAACAAAGGCTTATGAAGGTTATAAAAACGGCATTACAGGCATTTCTATTAGTGGTATTACCTATTCCACTACTACAGCTACTTTAACGACTACAAGCGCACATGGCTTGGCAACAGGTCAAATTGTGGTCATTTCTGGAGCTTCCCCAAGTGCTTATAACGGCACATTTACCGTAACAGTAACAGGTACAAACACCTTTACTTATACGATGGCGACTAACCCAGGCGCTAACGCTACTTCAGTAGGTTCATATACTTATGGAGCTTGGTCAGCTATTGGCGGAGGAGCAACTGGTGGCGGAACAGACCAAATATTCAACCTAAACGGACAGACTATTAACTCGTCATATACCATTCCAAGCGGTTATAATGCAAATACAACAGGAACGGTAACTATTTCGAGTGGTGTCGTAGTAACTGTAAATACTGGCTCTAGATGGGTAGTTGTTTAATGTATTACACATACGCTCACTATACCCCTAATGGTGAAATTTTCTATATCGGCAAAGGTAAAGAAGATAGAGCATTTTCTCGTCATGATAGAAGCTACAAATGGAGAGAAATTGTCCAAAAAGCTCGAGGTATATCAATAGAAATACTTGCAGACTGGGATACTGAAGAAGAAGCGTTTAGTCATGAAATGCTTTTAATAGACTGTTTTAAAAGCATGGGCGCAAATTTAGTAAATCAAAGCAATGGTGGAGTTGGGCCAAATGGTGCTATGTTGTCCCCAGAAACAAAAGCAAAAATTTCGGCAGCACACAAAGGTAGAAAATATGAAATTATTATTTGCCCAAAATGTCAAAAATCTGGCGGTGCAACATCTATGAAAAGATGGCATTTTGATAAATGTACTGGAAACAGGCTATTTAAAGCTAGAGCCACTAAAGATGGTAAAAGACACTTTTTAGGCAACTTTGAAAGCAAAGAAGCTGTTAAAATCGCAATAGACAACTTTTTAAAAGTCTAAGGAAAAATATCATGGCGGGAACGATTGTAGCGAATACCCTAAACACAGATACAGGTCTATTTAGCACTAATAATGCTTATAGCGGTATTGCTAAAGCATGGGTAAGTTTTAATGGAACTTCAGGTTCTCCAACAATTTATTCTTCTTTTAATGTTTCTTCTGTAACAAAAAGCGGAACAGGAACTTATATTGCTAACTTTGCAACCGCTTTTTCAGACACCAACTGGTCATGTGTTATTGGTGGTCAAAAATTTGATTCAACCAATGATGTAAATACCTCTTTTAGCATGGGAACTTTATCTTTAACAAACACTACATCAACTTGTTATATGTGTGGTGGTGATGCCCATGGAAATTTAAAAGATTACACAATTATGTCTGGAACTTGGTTTCATAATTAAAGGATAAATCATGGCAGGAACAATCTACCTAGTCACCAATAATCTGAACGGCAAGCAATATGTCGGTCAGACTATTGTTGCTGGCAATAAGGTAGGTCATGGAACGCTAATGACAAGGGCATACCGCAAGCATGGTAAAGAGAACTTTGACTATATGCCAATCTGTACTGGGTTAAACAATAAAGCTATTCTTAACTTTGCAGAACGATTTTGGATTACTGTTATGAATAGCCGTATTCCTAATGGCTATAATATTGAGTTTGGCGGGTCAAGAAAGGGTGATTTAGCCCCTGAAACGATTGCCAAGATGAAGGTAGCTCAACTAGGATGGAAAAGGTCACCTGAAGCCGTTGCTAAGGTCGTAAAGGCATTGAAGAATCGTTCACCAGAAGTGAAGCAAAGTTGTGGTGCAAAATTAAAAGGTCGCAAACGCCCTGCACACATTGGTGAAGCTGTAAAACTAGCCCATACTGGCAAAGTAGTATCAGAAGAAACTAAAGCCAAACTATCGGCTTTTAATAAAGGAAAAATCGTGTCCGAACAAACAAGATTAAAACTATCCCTAGCTGCTAAAAAGCAATGGGCAAAGATTAAAGGAGAAGCATAATGGCGGGGACTCTTGTAGCCGACACCTTGCAAGATGGTGCTGGTAATAGCACAGCAATGGATAATGCCATTTATGGTAGTTGCAAAGCATGGGTAAATTTTAATGGAACAGGTGGAACTATTAGAGCTTCTTATAATGTTAGCTCTGTTACAGTAAATTCAACTGGTAACTTTTCAGTAAATTTTACAAATGCTTTATCTAATGCAAATTATTGTCCTAATATTAGCTTTGGAACAAATGCTGGAGCAAATTCTTATGGTTATATGGGGCATTATTCCACTTCAACAACAGTATATCGTTTTATAACGGCAGATTCTGGAACAGCCGCTTTTAATCCAGTAATGGTAACTGCCGCAATATTTAGTAATTAATTAAGGAAAAATAATGTCACAAGTAATCATTCATGCAAACTCCAATGGTGGAGTATCTGTAACAGTCCCAACAGGCGAAATCAGTATTCAAGCTGTTAAGGAAAAAGATACTCCTGAAGGCTCAATCATCGTTGATGACAGCACTTTGCCACAAGGCGCAGATGCTCAATTCTTTGATGCTTGGGAATTGTCAGGCTCTACAGTCACAGTAAACTTTGAAAAAGCTAAAACAATCAAGCTGGCACAATTTAATGCTAAAGCTGTAGAAGAAGCCCAGAAGCGACAACTCAATACTTTGGCTGGTATTCCTAATGCTGTTAGCGATGCAGACTTTATTGCTAGTTTAACTGCTGGTCGTGCTTCTATTGCTAGTGCAACAACTACTGCCGAATTAGTGGCTATTTAAGGACAGATTATGTCAGTATCTTTATATGGTAGTGGTAATACTGTAATTCAAGTAGTTAATTCCACTTTTACTACTATTCAATCTACTACAAGCTCTACACCAGTATCTACAACTTTAAGTGCAACTATTACCCCACAATCCACTACAAGTAAAATTTACATTTCTGTTAGTAGTGTAGGGGGTCAAAGCTCTAGTGGTCGTGCCGCAAGATTTTATATTTATAGAGGTGCAACACAATTAACAACCACAGAATGTGATGATGGAGCAAGCACTTTATATTTTCCTATTTGCATGACTTGGCTAGATTCACCATCAACAACATCTGCAACAACTTATACAATTTATTTTGCAACCGATGGTGTTGGCACTAATTATTTTGGACAAGCAAATTCACCATCTACAATTACACTAATGGAGATTGCATATGCTTAATATTCATGATGCTATTTATGCTTTAAATCCATTAATTATTACTATTTGTGGTGATGTTGCTTATGATAAAGATGAGCAAGTAGTTCAATATGACATGGCTCAAGCTGAAGCAAAATTAGTAGAACTTGAAGCCGCAGAAACAGCTAAAGAACAAGCCGCTAAAGATGCAAAGGCTTCTGCACTAGTTAAACTAACTGCACTTGGTTTAACTGCTGATGAAGTAAAAGCACTATTAGGAGCTTAATATGAATTTTACATTTACATGGATTATGGACAAGTTAGGTTATATGCCTAAACCTGCCATTAAAATTGACTTTCAAGAATGGCCTTTTCCATTAGTCAAAAAAGAAGCCACCAAAAAAGTAGCCAAGAAAACTGTTAAAATACCAAAAGCGACTACTCGCAAACCCAAAACCAAGTGAGTGAGTTATGTCGTTTGAAATTGACCCTGTTAGATATGGACAGCTTTGGGAAAAAGTTGATTCATTAACTACAAAAGTAGATAAGCTAGAAGCTGGCATGGAAGAATTGCTGGCTTTAGCTAACAAAGGTCGAGGCGGTTTCTGGGTTGGCATGGCTGTCGTTTCCGCATTTTCCACATTTATAGGGTTTGTAACGCACTATTTCATGGGTAAATGATGTGTCAGACCCATTTGGCATATCGCATGGCATAAAAGGCGTTTCTAGCGCCTTAAATGAGGCTAGAAAGGCTACAAAAAGCCTCACCCATAGCATAGAAGCTACCCAGCAAGACGCAACGGATGTAGCCCTTTTAAAAGCCCAAGAAAGAGTCAGGGCGCAAAGGGAAGCGGAATTTAAAAAACAAACCGCAATCATAAAAGCCCTAAACGAATATAATAAGAGAAAGCTCATTTCTGACCAAGAAGCCAAGCTAAAAATTGACTTTGTTAAAAAGTATGGTGGGCGTGAATGGGAGTCTTTATTAAAAATAAAGAATGAAATTGAGGCTTTTGAGAAACAAAATATTGCCGAATTTGAGCATGACTTAAAAGCGGTGCGTAGGGTGCAATTTTATTGCTGGTTAGTAGCTGGCTTTATTGCATGGTATTTAACTTGGGGTATTAAATGAAAGAAATGCTTACACATATATTGACAGGCAAAGACAATCAAACCCATGACATAGCTCGTTGGGCGTGGTTTGGCGGCTTTTTTTTGGTTTCTTGTACCGCCCTATACCAAATATACCTAGGACACGCTATAAGCCTCACAGAGATTGCTGGAGCGCTTGGAATTGTGTCTGGTAGTGGCGCTGCTTCTGTAGCTGGCAAACAAATGGCTGGCGCTGAACCAGAGGCTCAATAATGGGCTTTTTACTCAATTTGTTAGGCGGTACAAGTGGACAAGTCTACATTTATTTGGCTTTGGTTTTTGGTGGTTTTGGTGCTGGGTTTTATGTCGAGCATTTACGATATGCTGAATATAAAACTGAGGTTGTGGCAGCAGGAGAAAGACAGATTGCAGAGAACAAAGCTAAGGCAAAAGAACAGGAGATAATTAATGAAAATGTTGCCAAAACTTACCAAGATAACATCAATAACATCCATAGTTTTTATGGCAGGATGCTCGACCCCAGTAGCGGTGCAATGTCCGCCAATGGCACAGCCACCATCACAATTAATGGTCAAACCCATAACTTATTATCTGTTGCCGAGCAATGCGCCCAAACAACCCAACAATTAGAGTCTTTACAAGACTGGATTAACCAACAGGTAGGAATAGATGGAAAATAACTTTAAATCATGTTTAGCATTAGTTTTAAAGTCCGAAGGTGGTTGGACTGGCGCAAAAGGACTTGAAGGCGACCCAGGCGGCGAAACCAATTTAGGCGTTACCAAGGCTGTTTGGGAAGAATATGTAGGTCACCCTGTAGACACTCTTAGAAACCTCACAGCAGACGATGTAGCACCTTTGTATGAACAGAAATATTGGAGGCCTTGCTATGGCGAAGTATTACCTAGGGGGCTCGACTTTGTTGTCTTTTCAATGGGAGTTAATGCAGGGCCAGGTAGAAGCGTTAAGCTGCTTCAGTCAGCTATTGGTTGCGTACCTGACGGAGTTATTGGCCCAGCAACAAGAAGCCTTATTTCCGCCAGTAATTGTGCAACTCTTATCAATAAATTCTCAGAATCACGCAGGGACTACTACCGTTCATTAAAGACCTTTGAAATCTTTGGCAAGGGCTGGCTTTCTCGTGTAGACAAAGAAGAAACCGAAGCCCTTGACATGGCAAAGAATAGCTAACGAATTCTAACGACTTTAGCCTTTTTCATTACTCTTTCGTATTCTTCTACGGCTTTGTCGTCTAAGCCTCGTAATGGCATTTCTTGAAAATATTTCCATTTAGCTTTGTATTCTGGCAATTCTGACGGTGGAATCCACCCCTGCAAACGCCATCGAATAGTAATGTCTGTACCAGAGGCAGTCCAAATGTGGTCATTCATAATTCATTCTCCATGTAAATTAAAACCAATAAAACAAGAATACCAACCCATACAAACATACCACTTAATGCCATAAAAACCAAAAATATAGTCATAAATCACCTATTTTATGCAAAGACTTTTTACGCTTTTTGGTGTCTTTTTTGTTTTCAATGTATTGACGCAGTATTGAGATAATTCCTTCTTCTACCAATAACTCAAGCGCTTCTTTGTCAAAATGCACCATAGCATTTGCGCTGCCATCTGCATTTTCGCTAATTACTTCAATTTCCAACTTCATTTCTCTTGTGCCTCAATAGTAACAATTTCCGTTGTGCAATATTGCGAACCAAACTCACCTATGCAATCCCAACAAACATCATATTTTTTGCCACCTACAATAGATATGGCAAAGCGTTTAACAACCCCATGTTTTGAACAAGTGGTTATGGTTGCTGTCATGGGCTTTTGAGGTTTTTTATTAAACAATTTACTAAACAAATTCATTTTTCTTGTGCCTTTCCTAGACCATAATTTTCAGTAAGACCGCCACAAGTAGGGTCACCCTTCCACCAATCTCCTAATGGTTTATTTGGTTGTCCTTCTTTAATTATCATTAAATCTAATAGCTTCAAACACTTATCTTTTAGCGCCTCTATTTCAGCTTGTTGCTGGCGTAGCATGGTGGCAGCTTGTTCTCTTGTGCCACCTTCCCAATGACCCTGTTCTAATTTATCAGCTAGTTCATTTGCGTTCATTTCTCTTGTGCCTTTTTTAGTATTGCTCTAGCAAAATCAATCGTATATGCTTCATTCATCATGTCAGAATGATTAGGTGGACAAAGGTTTAATATTTCCTCATCTGTTAGTGTCTTTGCTGGATGAGTGTAGAGTGGAATTTCAAAGCCATTTCCCTGTTCATATTCCAATCTGCCAAGTCTATTCATCCAAGCTACTGGTTCATTGTTCATTCTTGTGCCTTTCTTAGTATTGCTCTAGCAAACGCAATGTTTTGTTCGCCTGTGTCAGTTTCCATGCCACTCCAAATTTCAATTATTTCCTCATCTGTTAGGTCTTTACTGGGATAACTAACATACTCACCAGCCATATGACTAGCGGTTCTGTCAAAGGATTCATCTGCTGGATGGGTGTAAAGTGGTTCAGAACCATCTACTGGTGATTGATAAATACTCCAATACCCATCTGTGTCTTTACTTCTCCACGCTACTGGTTCATTGTTCATATTTTCCCCCATACGGCAGCCAAGGTTTAGACTCCAAAACATACCCAAAAATGTAATGTAAAGGGTTGTATTGTTTTATTTCTTTGCGCTTCATTTCTAATGACAAGTTTTTAATTTCAAAGTCAATGTTGTTGCGTATTTGCACTTTTTTAGAGTAAATCACTTTGCTCTCCTTTGACATTTTTATAGTAATTTTTAAGGCCTACATCATCGTCTTTAAAAATTAAATTAAATAAATAATTGGTTGGCGCTCTGACCGTATATTCATGGAATGTCCCATGACGCACATAATAAGAAAACGCCCTACAAGCCAATTCATTTTCTTTGCAGTCAAGTGCCTGGTCGCATTTGTCGCATGGCGCTTCACCTTCAAATACCCTGCGAATGTAATCTTCCATTAATAAGCCCTAGCGTAATATGCATATTCTTTGTATGCTTTTTCAAAGCCAGTTTTGTTTAATGCGTAAATTAATTCGCTAATTTCGTGGTCTGTGCCAGAAATATAAATTTCTTCAACTTGCTCGTCAGACCCATGCACATCAATCTCGGTGTCACCAAGGCACATCGTTAATAAATAAGTTGCTTTCATAAATTCCCCTTTTAAGTAAACAGCGAAGTCAGTTTCTTATAAATTTCAAGAATGCATAACTAGGGAAAACCCTATGTTGTTGCTTATATGCAACAGGGCTGTATTTGGCAGTTGCTAACAATGGGTCAGAAAGCCGCAAAATTACCCAA